TAAATTATCAGCTTTATCTTCTTCCCTCCCTTCTAATTCACTGATATTTTCACCTAAATTAAACCTTAATTCCCACGAACTTTGAAACTCCACTTTTACATTTAAATTATATTTTTCATTCAATTCTTTTAACCCTTTTCTTCTTGAGTTCAACATATTATCAACTAAAGGATAAACACTATTTTGCCCCACTTCAACTTCAGTAGTAATTAACCTTTCTTTCTTCATGTTGTTATTATGATATAACCCAATTTCATTATAAAATTGAGACTTAATATAATTATCATATTCTATTAAATCATGTAAACTTATTCCTGCAGATTGTGGAGCTTTTACATTGATACTTTCATAGAGCAATGAAGAAGTTATAATACCTAATTCACCATTTTTTACTTTTTCTAAATAGTTTTTAACACTTTCAGCGGTTCCATCATCATTAGCGGTAAACACCTTTTCGGTTCTTTTCCATAAATTAGATAAGTACAGTGTCGTAACACTTTCATTGATTAGGAACGCATATTTTTTAAATATTTCCATTAAACCAATGCCTAAATAATCATTTTTTATTAATACACCATCTTCAATATTTACCATTTTAACTTCTCTAATATCATTTAAATAAACATTACCTTTTAAAGCATTTCCATATATATCAACTTCATCAAATAATAAATCAACAGGCAAAACAACTAAATTTTCTTTATATTCGGTTATAAAAGCTAACCCTTTAATTTGCAATAACTTTTCTAATTCTACATAATCAATAGTTTTAGGTAAACCATCATATAAAAACATAGTTAAAGTTTTGTTTAAAAAACTTTTTATTAAATTGTTAATGTTGTTTAATTTATCACTAGGTTTATATAGTGCTAACCCATTCATATAATCATAAAACATTCTTTTTTCTTCTTTACTTAACATATTTATAACCCCTTTCTACATTCCATTAAATAATTATTAATCACTTCGCCAACTTCATTATCTTGATAATAAACTTTGTCGTAAATAAAGAACTCTTTTATCTTTTGTTCTAATTTGTTACGTGGTTTTAATATATTCCTATTATAATTCATTTTGGAAATGTATTCAAATGTATAAACTAAATCTTTATCCGGATTCTTTATTTCTGTTGTTTTCCGGTGAATATAAGTAAATAAATTATTATCAACTAATATTATATTAGCTTGGAATAATTGTTCTTCATATTCAATAAAATAAGTGAATAACACATTTTTAGGTTTATATTTTACAGGTAAATGTGGGTAAAAATCTAATTCCCAAGCACCTGTTTTAATCATTTCTAGTTTAGGATTGTTAAAAGCAAAATAGAAGTTATTAGCTTTAGATTTTCCCAAACTTTTACAGTATTCAACACCAACCCTTAATTTACTATTACCATATCTATAAATATCAATTGTGCCCTGGGTTTGCTTGTGTATATCTTTTAAACCCATTTCTTTAAAATACGGACAATATTTATCTACTGTATTACCTAACATAAATATTTTAACATTCGTTCTTTCTCTTACTATCGTTGAAATAGTATTCATAAACAATATAAATTCATCGGGTAAATAAACCTGTCTAGTTATAAATTCATCAAATATTATGGTTGTAATGTTCGGATAACTAATGCTTTTATTATGTTCTGTATCTGATAAACTGAAGGGGTATGCTATAACTTCATTGTCGTTATAAATAGCTTTTCCCCTGTCATCATAATTACAAGGATAAAATTTACCCGCCCAATAGTGTATTCCTTCATATTCGCCTTTAGATAACTTCTTTATTTCCCCATTTTTAATTAAACTAGAAAACATTTCACTTGCCCTATTCCCTCTTATATCAGTTTGCCACCTTCTAACAATCGCGAATTGTTCCCCGGTTTTAAAATATTTTTCAACACCATATTTTAAACAAGCATAAGTTTTACCGTTTGACCTTTCGCCAATAATAATATTGTATGTACAGTCAGTTTTTAAAATGTTCCTTAAATCATAATAATTACCCATCTTTCATAACCCCCTTAAATAAATATCCTTCTTGTAATAACTTATAAAATTTCATGTAAAAATCTGATATACTTAAAGTGAAGTCCGCTTTTTCTAAATGAACACTGGATAAACTAGTTTCAATATTTTTATTTCCTAAATAATCGACAACTTCATAAACTTTTTCACTATCAATATATGTATGAGTGTTTTTACCTGTTCTATCAGCAGGTATATATAATTCATCATCGAACATTTCAAACACTTTGGTATTATCATAATTACATTGTTCCTTCATATATTCTATACCATTTCTTTTAGATAACCCTGCAACTGTTAAATATAACTCACCATCTTTTTCATAAAGGTACCTTTTAGCACCTAAAGTTTTAAACCTTGTGTATTTACCTTCAAAATCCCAAATGCCGCATAATTTTATATCACCTTTTTTATTTTTAGGATATAAAAGTTTCTCATCTAAATTATAGTATTTTAAAGTTAGTTTTTGCTTTTCCAGTATCCATTTATTATATTTATCGAAAAACTCTTTGTGCTTTTCATAGTTTAAAAATTTTATGCTATCAGTATCACTATAAATATAATCCTCCTTTAATTCAAATATTCCTAACCATAAATTCCGTCTAGCATAAGTAGTAACCCAAACACCCCAAGGATAGAATAAAAACCTGGACCTTTTATTATTATATTTTTCAATTTCTTCTTCTTTGTTTACTTCTTCAATATCCCAATCATCAGTGTATATAATATTATCCCTTACAATATCTGTTACCATCATGCCGTAAATTGAATTTAACATGCCTTTACTTAAAAGGTATTCAACTTCTTTACCTTCAACGCCTTTTAATTCTGTTTTATTCTGATATAATTCTAATACACTTTCAATTATAGGTTTAGGTAAATACCCCTTCGGATAACAAATTAAGTCATGTATAATCATACTATCATAATCATAACATTTTTTAATTATCCATAAATCAACTTCAGTAATTACAGTGGTTACATAATCAGCATTGTATATTCTTCCGTTATTTATAAGTTTTTCACCCCTAATTTTACATTTACTTTCTGATAAATAACTATCATGATGATATTTATTTTTAAGACCTGCAAAACTAATACCGATTAAACAACAGAAATTATCTAAATAATAATCATATCCATTCTTTAATATTTCCTCTTTAGTAGGTTTAAAACCCTTACCCATAGGAAACTTTTCGGATAACATTACAGAAGGATAAGAACTTGTAAAATCCATAGAATAAACGTCTTTTAACACTTTATTAGTATAAAAAGCATTAGCATGAGTAAAACCACCCATAAAAGACCATTTCAACATTAAATATTCATCTAATTCTAGTGTTAATCGTTCAATTATTTCCCTATAATTTCTCATTTTTCCCTTACTTGACTTATACTTACTTTTACCTTCAGTATAATAACACTTATTCTTTACATATTCCCTCACCCTCCCGGTATTGGTTAAAGGTATTTTAGTTATATCCCCGTAAATTTCCATTTGTTCATTAATGTAATAAAGGATAATTAAAATATCATTTTCTAAATATCTTAACTCATCTTCCGTTACAGGTGTTTTTGTATGTCTTACTAAATGGTAATCTAAATTACCAACTAACTTTTTTATTTTATGCTTGTTTAAGTTTTCACCTGTTTTTTCTAAATTATAGCCGCTTAAAATATAACTGTCTCTAAATTCAATACCTAAAGAGCATAAAGCCTTAATAGGTTTTCGTTCCTCTACTGAAAAAACATTCAACCATTTAAAATGTTTCCTCATAAATTGAAATTCAAAACCTAAATTGTGAACATAACAAACTAATCTTCTGTTTTCATGCAGATTTAATTCATTAGATAAATTGCTTAAAAAAGTTTTTAATTCTTCCCAAGTTCTGCCATAATATAAAACTTCGCCATTAGAACCTAAACCAAACCCCCATAAATACATGAAGGCAAATTTTTCATTATTCACATATGTTGAAGTGGTCTCTATATCAAAGGCACATTCAATATTTAAATATTCAATAGATTGTTTAGTATGAACATTGTATTTTCTTGTAGTAGTGTATTTTAGGTTTAAATCCATTTAGCCACCTACTAACTATTTTAATAAATCGTCTATCCATTTATCTAACATTCTATCCATTTCACTATATGCAACACTCTCAACTATTTTTTCAGTCATTTTTAACACATCTTCTTCAGTTAATTCCAATTCATACCCAACTTCTTCTACATAATCACTTACAACTTCCCATATTTTTTGATAACCAATTGCCACCCCTATTTCTTTAGAGTTATATAAATATTCTTTTATTTTATCAGTAGTTTCAAAAAATGTGTTTAACTTATTCTGTAAATCCGTAAAATCATTAAAACTTTTAATACCTACTTCTCTAGCAACATTTTTAAAGTATTCTTTTGCACCCTTAACCGTTGAAGTTTGTTTCTTTAAAAAATCGTTCATTCTTGCTATTTCCTGTTTTACTTCTTCAATGCTTTTACCTTTTACACTGAATTTCTGTCCACCATCTTCCACCCACTTTCTATAAGCGGGTGAGTTTATTAAGTTTTGTTCTTCTAATCTTCTTAATCGTTTGTTAGCCATAGAGACTAACCTTCTTGCCTCTTCCCTTAACTCTTTTTCTTTCTCTCTAATGTAACTACTGTCTTTTCTTACCGCTTTAACTTTCATTTAAATTTCCCCCTTTTACAATTCATTTAGGAAAATAGATTATTCTTAAAATACTCTTTTTGTTCTTCATTACCTAAACTGTAGTAAAGATAGATATGTTTTAAATTATTACTTCTTCCATTTTCAAAACTTGATAAAGTACTTAATTTTATCCCAGTAATTTTAGATACTTCTTGTAAAGATAGTTTTAATATGTTCATTCTAAACAATTTGCAGAATTCATTTATGCTATTAACATTTATTTTCATTTTTGTTTCCTCCCTTAATAGATTAAGTAAGGTTAAGTAAGGAATAATCCTTACTTAACCTTGTTTTCACTTTCTACTACAAAATTTACACTATAAAATTTCTTATTAGGATATTGAGTATATGAATAGGTGTAAATTTCAATATAAACTTCACCATTATTTATTTGTTCAACACTTTCTGCATCTTCTCTTATTACTTTAACCGTTCCCAACATGTGTGTAGGTAATGAAATATTAAATCCCTCAGACTTTGCAAAACAACCTTCACCATATGCACTTCTATAAGTGTATAAACCTGTTATTAAGTATTTTTTTCCCTTACCATTTTCTTCATATAATTCTTTTAATGTTTTAAATTCATCAAACCTTTCAGTGTTATTAAATAACATATCCCTCTTATTAAACTTTGTGATTCCCATAGAACTTACCCCTTTCTAATAAATTTATTAGTTCCTTCGATTTTGATTATATCATAACGAAAAAATAAATGCAACACCTTTTTGCTAGAAATTTATAAGTTTATTTATTCCTAATATTCAAAAAATTTGAAATGTTTGTGTAAATTCTGTGTAAATTCTGTGCAAATTTTTGAAATGTTACAAATATGTTACGAATATGTTACATATGTTGCGAATATGTTACGAATTGGGGAAAATTGGTAACACTATCGCATCTGTAATCCC